ACCTGACAATACATCTGTGCTTGAGTTAAAAGTTAATCCTGATGCTGTCTTTGGACCTAAATCCCCAGTCGCTGCCGTTGTAAACAAGGGAAAACAAGTAGTGTCTGAGGATTCATCTGCAACAGTAATTGCAGTAGGTACATAACTTGATGATGCTTTTGCGTCTAATTGTGTTTGTATCGCTGATGTTACGCCATCTAAATAACCTGCTTCTGTAGAAGTTACTGCTGATACACTAACATCGCCACTACCGTCTGATACTAACAGTCTTGATGCTGTTAAATCTGCCATTTTAGAAAAAGCTATTGCTGCACTTGTATTAACATCTGCGTTTACAATAACGCCTGTGCCAATAGCTGATGTTCCTGTTACATTCCCTGAACCATCAAAAGATGCTGATGTCCAAGTAACATCACCGGTCATACCTATTGTACGACCTGTAGCTAAAGCAGTTGCACTAGCAGCTAAAGTTGCAGAAGATGCTGTTCCCGTTACATTTCCTGTTAAATTCCCAACAAAACCACCAGTACCCGTTATTGTTCCCGATGAAGTAATACTCGTTGCAGTTAATTCAGGCATATTTGCTGCTATGTTTGCTAAAGTAACTTTTAAGTTAGAACTAGACTGAACAATAGGAAATATTGCACTACTTGTTGGCGTAGTAGTTGCTGTAAAATCTGAAATCTTTTTAGTTGCCATTTATTGTATTGTCCAAGTGGTTGTAGATATTGCTGGTGCATCTTGCCAATTTCCCGGTGCAATATCAGTTTTGTCTTCTTGTTGTATTAATTCGTTATTTTCTGTAGCTATTAACAATAGATTGTCTTCAGTTTCTATATAACCTTGTGCTGTTTCTGGTACATTTGTCCAAGAAGTGCTACTTGTGCTTACAGTCGCCCACGTTGTCATTAAGCTGCCCCGTAATCTATTCTAGTTGTTGGAGCTGTTCCTGAATGTCTATCTCTTTCGTTTGTATCTATTAAATCTTTTTTAGCCCTATCATATAAACTTGCCCATGTTTGTAATCTTTTATCATTTTGCAAATAAGGTTCTGCTTCAACTAAAGAGCCGTATAAATACAAATCAGGGTGATATGTAAGCATATCGTTTGTAGTGTTAGAATCCGAAAGAGGAGTAAAATATTTATAATAAAGCATTTCTATTTCATAAACCGAATCGGGTATCGGTCTTAATTGAAAATTATTGCCAATAATAGAATAAGCTTTAGGTTTTCCTGTTGAGCTTCCACCTTTAACTCTGTCCATTATTTCAGGAGTTAAATATTCTAAAGAAGTTTTAGGGTCAGTATTTAATTGTATATTACGCATAGCTACATAATTATCAGGTAAACTGTAATATTCTGTGTCAGCTATTGTACTAGCTGTTACTCTAGTTTCCATTCTTCTTATTTTAAAATCACGTCTATGTCTTGATTCTGTTAAAGCAATAAAATCAGGAATTATATTTGTTAAATCTTCTCTATCTAGCCAACTAGCTATTGCTGTTTTTAGTTCTGCGTATGTTGATATTGCCATTATATTACTCTATTTGTTGTTTTTAGATACCTGTAATCAGGACTATTTAATAGCCTTTTTACTGCTTCCATGTGATTTTTATTATTAATATCAACCCCATATTTATTCTTCCATTCGTAAACTACAGTTAATGGTATCCTAGCAGATAAACGAAATTCGTCTTTACTACTATGGTCATTATCTCGTAATCTTTGATTAGAGTCTATCAGGGGTTTGATATCTTCTATATGCTCTATAGCAAACTCGTTAGTAGCATCGTGAAAATGAAAAACCTGATTTCTGTCAAGTTTTCTTTTCATTATTCACTAAGCTCCTGAACAAAAACAGTAGGTGTTCCACTACCATGTATAGTTGCCATCTTCATGCCACCATCTATTTTGAAGATGATAGATTCATCTCCTGCCATGTATATTGAAGTAGCAACCACTGCTGTAGGATTTGCTCCAAACTCAATAAATACAGGGCCAGTAGTTGTTACTCTTACATATTCAATACTAGCATTAAAAGCTGATGTTTGTGCCGAAGTTCCACTTGTCGTTCTTGTGTGATTCGCTATAACTCTGTAACCACCTAGCCAATTTGCCATCTTTATCTCCTAATTACGAATGTTACCAATAATTTTTTAGCACCTGTAGAGCCACCATCTGTAATCATTTCGATAGTTCCATCTTCTTCGACTCTGTTAAGTGCTGTTGGTTCTGCTGAATCAACATCACCTGCTGCTGAGCCTGAGTGTGCAACTGTAATGCCACCACCTGTTACGGCAGTACCACCAATTTCAAAACTAATTGCAGCGTTTCCACCACTTATAGCTCCTTGTAATGCAGTAATAATTTTTACAATATTCCCACCATCAGGTACAGCTACAAATGTGCTTGATGCAGTAGATATGTCTTCTATCTCTGCTGTTACAAAATAATCATTTAATGTTCTCATTAAATTTCTCCAAAATTAATAACCCTCGTTCCGAAGCGATACCTTCTTCAAGGTCATTATTAAATGTATCTAAATTTTAAAAGTGGGGGAGTGAAACAAGGAGTGCAACTACTCCCCCTAACATAATAACTAAATTATGAAGTTGTTAAGTCAGCAACTTTCGAGTTAGCTGCTTCATTTTTAGCAACTAAAGTCCATTCTGTTAAGAGTAGTCTTTTCATTGCATCTCCAGTTTTTGCTAGTTCCATAGTTTGGAAAGGTCTTAAATACGCTGTAGACCACATTTCTGTGTCAGCAATTAAAGCAGTTCTTCCACTACCTCTTAGAACTCTATCAGCTACTACTCTAACTTCACCGAAGTCAGAAACATAAACATCAATAGTAGCCACTAGGTTTCTATCTTCTGCCATGTCCATTCTTGTTGAGTTACCAGTAAAACCTGATACTTTTTGTTTGTTGAAAGAGCCAACAATCAGCATATCTGGATTTCCACCAGCGTCATAACAAGCTTTAAGCTGTCCTTTAAGTAGTGCTTCAGTTAAAACTCTCTGAGTTCCATCTGTAACTACACCTGAACCGTTAGTAGAGCCACCTGTTCCGTGTGAACCATTGCTAGTACACCAAGATTCAAAACCTCTTGAAGTACGAGCTGAAGCTGCGTTACCTGAACCTGCACCTGCTGCAACTTTGCCAGTCATAGCAAGTTCCATATCACGTTTAAGCTCTTTACCAGCTTTTGCTACTTGGTATGCTAACTCAGAGTTAACACCTGCATGAACAACTGCTTCTTGTGTTCCTGAAACCATGACTGGTTTGTAAGAAATTTGAGTATAGTTTAATACTCTTGAAGTAGCTGACATTGCAGCACTTGGTGAGTCTTCGCCTTCTGCTTGTGCGTTAGCTGCTGCTGCTGCCAACGAGTCTGTTTGCCATTCATGTTTAGTAAACGTAGCTGTGCCAGTTCCGATTGCTGACATGAACGGAGTATCTGTAGGAGTAATATTGTAGATTATATTTGCTAAATCTTCTCTATTACCCGTTACATCATATGTTTCAAATGTGTTTGTTAATTGTCCCATTTTATTACACCTATGGTAAAAGTTAGTATATCAAGAGTTATGAGAAAAAAGATTCAAGAAGCTTTGCAGCGTCTTTGACGTTCCCTGTTCTCTTTGCTCTTGCTCTTAGTGCCTTAACTTTATCACTTGCAACTTCAGACTTAGAAGTACCTGAACCCGGTTTTTGTACTTTTGGAACAACTTTAGTTTTCTTTTTAGAAATTTTAGCTTTTAATAAATTTTCATAAAGCATAGCTTTGTGTAAAACCTCTACACTTCTAGCGTCTATTAAAGTATTTAATTCTTGTTCAGTAAAACCTTTTGTTACTGCATAATTTTTAACAGCTTGTTTTACTTGACTACCTTTCTCAGGGTCTCCCCATTCAGGCAATCTTTGAATTAAATCATCATAATTAACTTTTTTAGCTTCTTCAAATTGTCTTAATTGCTCTTGTTGTTGTTTTTGTACTACTTGTTCTTGTTCTTCTTTTAAAAGTCTCCTATTTTCTTGAAGTTCTCGGAAAGTATCTCGCTTTGCCATGTACTCCATAGGGTCATCTTCCTTGAGTTTATTCCAATCTGTATTTGCAAATTCTTTTAATTTAGTATCTGCTTGACTGTTAAATTGTTCAAGTTGTGATAAGTAACGCTGTCTTTCCTGTTGAGTCGCAGCTAATTCATCGTCAGCTTTTTTGCGTTGCTCTGCCAATACTTGACTTTTTCTTGTGTAATCAGCTTGTCTACTATAACCATTCTGTAATTCTTCAAGAGTAACCTGTTTATCTTCACCATCTACCTTGATAGTGTATAAGTTAGGTGTCCCGTCCTCTACTTCCTGTTCATCGTCAACCAAATCTTCAGGAGACAACTCGTTAGGGTCATCTTCTTCCGTTTTAACTGATTCGGACTCCATGTCCTGTTCAGAAGTCATTTCCTCGACTTCTTCTTGCAATTCTTCCTCTACAGGTTGTTCCGTTGCTGGAGACTGTAATTGAGCCATCATTGCTTCCTGTGCTGACCTGACATCAGTTACTGGAATTCCTTTATTTTTGCTTTCTAATACAGGTATATCTTCTTTAGCCATTATTTAACTCCTTGTTTATTTTCCTGTTCTAATATAACTCCGTTTTCAATAGTGTTAATCAAAACTTGTTTAAATTTTAAAGCTGCAATTTGTTGATGATAAAGCGTTTCTCTCGCTTTACTATCTGAAGCTTCTGTGGAAATCCAACTTTGATATCCGTCATTCAATATGTTATTGAGTGCGTTAGATACCATTGGATTTTCTAAAAGTTCTTTTGCTCTTTGCCCTTCCTGTATTTGCTTGTCTTTATCTACCATTTTCTGCTCCTATTTGGTTGATTCTATCCACTATATAAGTGGTTATAGTTTTTCTCCCAGCGAGATACCCATGAATATCATTCTTAGGAATAGATGTCTTCAAGTGTAACTCATTTACTGAAATGCGATATTTCAACATAAGTTGTTGTAATTCTGTGTTTGTAAGTTCTGATTTTTCAGTTAATTTACTCAATTATTTTTTCTTTTTTGTTTTCTTTTTTTTCTTTTTAGGAAACCCAGCTTTCATATTTGCATATGCTTTAGCTGATATTGTAGAATTTTTTTTACTTCTACTTGTTCCTGCCTTTTTTCTTTTGTTTATATTTCTGTATAGACTCATTTTCCTACCTTTTTCATTGCTAATTTATGTGCTTGTGTAAATGTTTTACCTTTATTCATTTCCTTACGCATAAAAGCCATATGCTTTGCAGTATGATGAACTTTATGTTTTGCAAGAGTAGCTTTTTGTCTTTTAGTTAACATTTGCCCTTTCCTTTCTTTTTGCCTTTCTTTGGTTTTTTATATCCGTACATTATAATAACCTCATTAGTTCTGTAAATTTATCTGTCATTAATATAAATATAACTAAAGCTCCCCAGATAACATATTTAAATCTAAAAACTTCAATCTTTACATCTCTCATATCTCTCTCAATATGCTGTAAGTGATTGTTTTTTATATCATTAATATCTTTCTTGATTAACTCTATTTCTATATTTAATTCGTTTAAATCTTTCATGCTCGTCTGCCAGTTGCTTTTTTACCTAATGTAGTAAATGCTTTTGCAACTGCATCGTTCTGAGACAACCCTTGACTCCTTAATTTTCTAACCATATTGCTAAATAATCTGTTGTACTCTGCTTTACTGTTTACTCTTTGTTTAAATCTGTTCATTATTGTGGGCCTATTCCTACCGGTCTTCCTTGTGTAGCTTCTAAAGCAAGTTCTGCTTTGTTTATTTCCATTTGTTGTTTTTTTAGTTCTAACTCTTGTTGTTTTATTGCAAGTTCTACTGTTGCCATATCTTTTTCTAGTTTAAGTTTAGCTTGAGCCATTGTTGTGTCTATTTGTAGTTTCTGAACCTCAATTTGTGCTTTTTGAGTAGCTATTTTTTCGTCAATACTCGGTTGAGGAGGAGGTGGTGGTGGCATATTTGCTGGATTAGTTATAAATTGGTCAGGATTAGAATAACCTGACTGCTGTATAAACTCAGAAATAGTATTATAAATGTTTTCTGTAGTTACCATAGTCCCCATTCCACCATTTTCTATTAATTTTTGTAAAATATTCATAATTGCAGAAGTTGTTTGCATTTTAGATTGATGATTTCCACTACCAATGCCTACATTTACAGTACAATTAAGTTTTTCTTTCCAACGAGAAACGTCTAAAGGCACAAACTTGTTGTTAAGGTAAACAATTTTTTTTCTATCTTCGTATTTTTGTACTAGGTTATAAATGCTTCTAAACACATCTTTTATGCCTGTTTCAGCAAACATACGAGCTATTAACTCTACTCTTTGCATAGCAGACTCTGTTGCTGCTGATATAGCTCCTGACGTTACATGAGATGTAAGCACATCAGGGTTTAATCCTTGCGACATTTTAGATACACCTGACCTTTCTTCTCTAATTCCGTCTAGATATTGCACCATTTGAAAGGCATATGGTTGTATTTGTGGTGTGGGAAGTGGTGTAACAGCGTTAGGAGACCTCATTCTAACAATTCCACCCGGTCTAGATGTTAATAAGTCATCTAATTCTACTTGTCCTGCTAATACTGCATATCTTGCGTTATTAGTTAGATACATATTGTCTAAAAGATTACGCATTATTGTAGATTTTATCAACTGTATGTCAGAAACTGTGTCTGCAATACTCATTCCGTAAAATTTATGAGGAATCGGCAACGGGCAAATAGTAGAAAACGGAATCATGTCTATTTCTTCATTATCTAGTATTACATTGCCACCTTTTGTAATTTTTCTTAATTCTGCTATGCCGTCTCCGTTATAATCAATGTGCATATAACATTCTTCTATCCAAACGGCTCTCGTTGCACCTGTTCCCTCATCTGAAGGCATACTTTCATCATCATAGCTAAATCTAGCCAATCTTTCTTCGTCCCATTCTCCTTGTGACTGAGAATAAGTAGGCAAATTATCTACAAGGTTCTTGTCATAACCCTCAGAAATCAAATCAGATACTGTTTTTTTAACTCTATGACAGACAAAAGTAGCAGATTCTAAATCTACTGCTCGTCTTGATACTAAAAATTCTTCAGGAGGTACAGAAACTACCTTAACTTGTCCATAATTTTTAGTACATTTAACTTTAACGTCATGTTGTACTACAGCAGGGCTAATTAAGTTGCCAAAATCATCTACTTGTTGTTTTTCTATTTGAGTCTCTGTATGTTCTAAGACTTCTAGCTCATCATTAGCTAAAATAGACTGATATTCAATATCTGTAAGATTTTCGTAGTTTTCTGTTGTTATTTTTTTGTTTTCTTCCCAATAATGCTTAACTATTCCTGTTTTGCTTATTAATGCGTCTTTAAAAGCGTCATATAAGACCTTAAAGCCGTTATTTTGCTTGTTAAAGACATAATTAACATAGTCAGTAGCCTGTTTAGCCATTTCTATGTCTTCAGGGCCTTGTGGCTCAAATTCAGCTATATTGTTATGCGTTGTAAATATACGCATAAGACTAGGCATAATGTATTCAATAGTATCTCTTACATCGGTTGTTACTATTTCTGACCTACCATCAATTTCGTTGCCAAAAGGCTCTCCTAGATAGTATTTCATAGCTTCTTCTCGTTGGTGTGAGAGTTCGCTGCTCATATGTCCAGTAGATGAGTCTATTTCTGACGATAATTTAGCAATTAATTCGTCTTCGGTCATTTTTTTGTATTTTTTTACCATTATTTTCCTTTAAACTATTGATATATCAGGCCCTAACCTGCCTTTTGTGTGCCATTTTGATGTTTCTGTGTCTGCGTGTCTTAGGCTCATAGTTGCATATCTAGTAGCCGACATTAAATCGTCTTTTAATTTTACTAATTTACCATCTTTACGATGATACATACGAAACTCTCCAAACCAATCGTATAGAGTATTAAAAACCTTAAATCTTCCTGTTTCCATTCGATTCAACATTTCCATTAATCCGGGTTCTACCGAGTTTCCTCCCTTATTTTCTCCCAATGCAGGTGGATTTTCAAAATGAAAAGGCATCATATTGACTCTAGCTTCCCTATATTGCTCTGCTAGTGTCTTGCCCGAGCCTTTATCATGTTGATATCCGTCATGTGGCCATACTATTGGGATATAATGACTCCCCTCTCTTTCGTTTATATGACTTGCGTGATAACTAGGTATTTGTTTACTCATGCTATAACAGTCATAAACGTAGACAATATCCTCGTCTCTGTCCCAAGCCAACCAAGCTACTGCTGTAGGGTGGTCATAACCAAAGTCTAGTCCTGCGATTCTAGCGAAATGCTCTGGTATAGTGAAGGGTTCACAAGCTAGACTCTCCTCTAGGATAGGGAAAACGAGTCCACTACCTATTGTTGGAATCCCTTTAGACCTCATTTCTCTCTCATGTGGAGGTAATGCTGCCAAAATCTGTTCTTTCATGTCTTCTGTTAGATGACTAGCGTCTTCCCAACCTGCCGATATTAAAGCCTGTTTGGGTCTTAATTCTGTTGTAAAATTCTGTACTACCTCTGTCATGCCTGATTCAGGGGTAAATGTCATGTAAACCTGCCCTTGTCTGTCTAGGGTACGAGTAATACATTGTGAATAGATATCCTGTGCTGGTTCTTCGTCTAACCACACCAAATCTATAGACTCCCCCATAAATTTTTCAGCACCCATTTCATAGGCTTTAAAGGCTACTCTTGACCAACCACCCGATGAATGTTTAACCAATACGGAGGAATGTGCGTTTGGTACACCGGGTTTTCTAGTCGTTTCGCCAATTAAGTGCTTTGGTATGCTACCTTTACCCTTATCTCTAGGATTATCAGGTTGCCCAAATAACTCGCTTTGGCAGATATCTCTTGTGGTTTCATTGGACGCACCACAAACCCAAGCCCGAATGGGCTTTAAAAATTTTTTTCCTACCCACCAATCAGGGTATAATCCCGTCAAATGTATTGCCATTTCCATAGCACCCACATAACTCTTACCTACCCTATTCGCTGCCATAAGCAATCTTTGATTAGCTTCTGCTCCAGCTTCGTGGAAACTCTTTTGAAATTTATAAGGTTTATAGTAATTAAGCCTGTTTTCTTCGTGCCGTTTCTTTAGCGTGGTGATTATTTCTTGTATTTTCTCTTGGCTCATATTTTATGCACACTAATCCACTTCTAAATATAACACTTTTTTTTGCATCATATCAAGTTTTTTTATAACAATATTAGTAGATGCTTATGGTCTTATATTTCCCACCATAGCGTGAAGTGAACGAAGGTGTTTGTGTTTATGTATTAGAGGGGGTGAGGGTGTAATTGATATCTAGGAATTGTAATCATGGAATAATTTTTGGTTATTGTTTAATTGTTTTTTTATTCTGCAAGATTTATTTCAAGGTAAAGTGCGTGGCTATAAACTATTCATTCACTACGTATTTAAATCTTACGTGTTAACAATCTAATTATAATTCATTAATGTTTTATAGTTATATCTGTCTAAAGAATAAGTAATAAAAGGTTTTCTGCGACTTATGAATCTTTATCTTTTTATTAGACCACTACAATGAAAACTTGATACGTATTTAAATATTAAATGTTAACACGTTAAATTTAAAACAAAAAAAAAGAGCATTAAATTAATAATGCTCTTTAGTTTTCCGTTATGTATTATTTGTTAAACGGATTAGGCTCTAATGGTTTTTGTGGTTTTGTTGTTTCAACCATTTCAGTAGAGTCTTCATTTTCGTAATCTGTCCCTGCGTGATTACATTCCCATTTAACATTTGTATGCTTTGCGTTTTGATTAGTCACTGAGAATCTGCTTCCACAAGTTTCGCATTTGTAGGTTTTTGTTTTACAAATTCTTTTCTTGCTTTCCCAATTCCATTCAGTGAATAACCATTTCTTGCCCTCTTTGATAACATCTTTAAACATGATATCAAACTCGTCATTTGGTTTTGTGCTAGTAAAATCTTTACCCGACTTACCACCAATACCATCAAGACCAACGGCTTTCGCAATTCTCTTGAACTCTTTTCCGTGTGAGCTTTTGCAATTATCTGTCGCATGAACTAACTCATGAATAAGAACTTCTAAAAAATCATAAAAGTTTTTTACTGACCATTTAAGTTTTTTCTTTTCTTCATCATGATAAAGAGTATCAATATTTATATGTATCTGCGTCATTTTTTTGTTTTGCCTGTCGCATGATTTAGTATAACAATTTCCGAGAACTTTTGATTTTCCTCTGCTTGATATATGAGATAAAGAAACATTTATATCAGACGGATTAAAAGTATCTGTTGATTTATCTAAAAATGTTTTTGCTATCATTGGGAGAATCTTATCTATTATTTTTTGTCTAATAATATGTTCAGATTCTTTCACTTTAGATTTTGATATTTCTCTTTCTTTGTTGTTTTCTATATTATGATATTTTCTAACGTATTTAGTAATTAAAATATCATCTTTTCTATGTTGAGGATAATCTTTATTAATATAAAATTTATCCCCGAACTGTCCGAAGAATTTAGCAAGATTATATTTGCCGTCTTCTTCTAAATGTGCAAGAAAATCATTAACAAGATTCATATCAATTCTCTTATTAAGAAATTTTTTGAACTTGTCATTTTCTCCTGCGATTGATTGAATTATGTTTAACCCTTTAACTCTCGGCTTATTAGACGGATTGTTAAAAGGAGCATAATTTTTATAATCGCTTTTTCTTTCTGTTTTTTTTCTTGTTGCCGTTTTCATTTTGTCTTCTCCTGTTATGAGAGGAGATTTATTTCTCCTCTCGGTTTATTGTTGCCTTATGCGACTTTTTGTTTTGCTTCCTGCCACCTAATGTATGCTCTGTCATGACGAGAAATGATTGCTTCTTTTTCTGCTATAACATTTTCTAATGTACACTTGTTAAGTAAAGCGATACCATAATTTTCATATAGCTCCACACTTACTAACCTTGTATCCCAAAAAAGATAGGTAGAAAATGTTTTTTCTTCATCTGTCTGTACATCTTTATTATCAATATTATTTCTACAATCATTATTAGTTCTTATTGTAAAAATAAGGTCATTGATAGTTTTTAGATGTTTTTTGTTTAATGTTTTCATTTTTTTTTCTTCCTGTTTCACGTGAAACATTTATTTACTGAATAAAATCACTTTATCCATATTTAAATTATATCAAATTGGACGCTTTAATCAACATATTTAAAAAGAAAATGTTAACTATTTTTATTTGAATACGGGTTTATACTATATATATATAGTATTGAATAATTTAAATATTGAAATTAAATTAAATAATGCTTGACTTTTGTAAAACGTCAAAAATGAGCCGATAAGGAGCTTACAGAAGATAACAACCTTTAAGGTATAATCATACACGGGACATTGTAAAAACGTCAAAATGGGCATGATTTCGAGCCACGTAAAATCAATGACTTACAGAGGATTTTTATTTAGTAATATTTTAGAAAGTCAACTTTTATTTTATTTATATTTTACGTTTTACTATTTACTATTATTTTAATCTATGCCGTGTTTAAAATTGAAATGTTAACACTAAAAATTTAATCACATGAGCAAGAACAATATCAAGAGCAAGTAATATGTTTAAAAATTTTATGTTAACACTAAAAAAATAAATCATTATTATTATAAAATAAAAGTTTAAATTCTAACTAATTAATTGTAGAATTATATTAATGATTGAGTGATTCAATCATACTAATTAAATAAAAGGTAAATATATGAATATTGAAAATTTAAAAGTATCTGAAAGAGGTAGTAATTATTTTGTATTATCGGATGATGATTGTTTACGTCTTTATAGCTACGATTCATTAATAGCTATTAAGTTCTATGACGGGAAAACTTTTCTCGATAATAAAACATGGGATTACTCTTTAACAACAGGTAAGCATAGAAATGCTTTTCTAGGAGAAGATAAAAAAATCACATCGTACAAAATCAAAGAGGGTATATATCAACTAAAAGACTTGAATTAAAAATCAAGTGTTAACAATTAAAAAATAAAGGAATCATTTAACGGGCATGGAAGCCCAAGAGGGAGAAAATGAAAAAACTAGAATTAACAACAACAAATCATCACGGGAGAAACGTAAAACAACGTATTCAAAAAATTATTGATGACTATGAAAAATGCAGAAAAAAAATTAACCCCACTACGGGTAAAAATGCTCCTAGCATGACTTGGAATACGGCAAAAAAATTATATAGAGAATTTGAAAATGCTAAATTATACGTTAACGATATATACCAAGTAATATATTATAATGAAAAAATGGTAGATGATATGAAATATTCTTACGAAGAATTCAAGGGAAGAATTAGATATTTAAGCATAAAAAGGCATGACAGGGAAGCCATACAGGATTGGAGAGATTTGCAAGATATAAAAAATCAAATATGTGGAGAAGATTCGGAAGCGATACAATTATATCCAAATGAAAAAAGACTAGTAGATACGGCTAACCAATATCATCTCTGGGTATTCCCGAAAGACTATTTAATTCCTCTTGGTTTTGATGATAGGGTAGTAATAGAAGATGAGCTTGACGGAGAGGAAGAAACGGCAAAACAGAGGGCGAGAATTGATTAGCTGAAAAAATCGGCTCTTTGACAGCTTCATAATGCCTTTAAAATAAATATTGATGATGTATTACTCATGAAGATTATTTTGAGGGCAAAATCAAGGGCAAAATATCTATAAAAATCAATAACTTACAATGGTGTAATATATTAGCTGTCTAAAATGTTAACACAATAAAAATAAATCATAATAAATGTTGACGTTATTGCAATAATTACTTATCATATCTGTAGTAGTTAAGTGATTTGACTACACAATTAAAATGAGTGTGTTAACACACTAGGATATGAAAAATGTTAAAAGACGCAACAAAAAATATATCAAGTAAGACATTATGTTTATCAAGAGATGAGATTATGGCAGACTTGATTGAGATGATTACTGTTGATAACCCAAGACTCAGTGAAGATTCTGAGCTTGACGAAAGGTTTTTAACCTTGACGGCTTTGCGATTGTTAATTAAGGAATTGCAAACAAGCCAAGATAGAGTTTTAAAAACTTGTTCAGACGAAAATGGCGAGTTAACAAAAATCATTAAGAGAGTAGATTTGAAACCTTTACTCCCACACGTTGAAGAAATGCAACGTGAAATATATAACGATATAAAACATTCTACTTATTTAAAAGAAAGAATAGAGGGTAAAAATGTTTCTTTCCCTGAATTACAGGAAGAAGCAGTTATATAGTTATAACATAAAGGCAAGTTTAACGACTTGCCTTTTTTGTTGTTTTTAATAAAAGTGTTAACACAAAAAAAATAAATCATTTTTCTGATTCTTTCATCTCATTTATTTTCTCGGGACAACCTGTCCCATACTTTGCTTTTATTCTTGCTATCTCTTGCTTTATCGCCATAAGCCATATGCAATCAGCAAGAGTACATAAATTGGTGTTATTTACGTTGTCTAAGTAGTGTCTATGAAGCAATCTAAGACCTTTTATGCCTATCTTAGTACACTTCTTTTGTATTTCATTGGCTCTAATCTCGGTATCAGAGTAATTGTTTCCCTCTGATACCTCTTTTTCTGAAGCCATAGTCATTATATCTCTGTCTGTATGTAGTTTCATTCTACGGCTTCTAAATGTTCTTCTTCCATAAAGACTACTACTTGATAATTTCTTTTTGGCGACATTTTTTGTAGAGCATTTTTTAAGTCTATTACTTTGTCTTCATCTTCCCATGTTTCTGACGCATGAGTGTACATACTGTTTGTGCTGTACTCTGATGTATAGACGATGCCATATCTTAATGTTCTCTTTGGTTCTGTTTCTTGTTTTTTAAATATTTCCATAAGTTTCTCCTTGTTTCAATTAATATAAATTAGTATAGCATTGTTATAGTATAACATCAAACTTTTTATATCTTTATTTTTAATGTGTTAACACAATAATTTTAAATGCTAATGTTTTGTTCTAGTATTATTCTTTACTACAATTTTTTTCTTTTTCTCTATATCTAAAACTTCTCTTTCAACCTCTATCCACTCGCTGACGATGTCTTGCATAAGCTGTTCTAAAATCATAAAACATTCTTCTTCCGAGTATTTCCGACTTTTAGCTGACATCACTATGCAATGGTGTATACTCTCTAGCACGACATTCATCATACAATCTACGACAATTTTACCCGATTCTTCTGTTTTATTATATTTTTCCCAACCATTGTTTTCGAAAAAGTAAATCATAGTGCTTGTCACTTCTTCAATTATTTCGTCTTTTGTATATTTTTTCATTATGTTTCCTGTTATTTATTTGTTTAAATTTGCAAGTACCATGCTAAAAGCTCATCAATATCGTTCCCGTCTTGGTCATAACCTCTACCATAATGGTTCATTCCTTTGAATTTGCATTCAGTACGACAGGCACAACATTTGCCTTTTGGTTTAGGTAAGCGACACATAGCCAATGCGTAATCACAAGAGGGTTCGATATCAAGTCCTTTATCTTTTGCTTTTTTAAAACATGATATGAATTTATGATACATATCAAAATCTTTAGCCTGTTCTAAACATCTCTTGTAATATTTTTTATTCCTAGATTTTCTCCAATCTTTTAAATAATTATTAGTCATAATTAAATATTAGTCAATATTGTTGTTATTGTCAATGGCAGTTAAGCATTTATTATTTTTGTGTTAACTTCTATTTTCTAAAGACTTTAGTTTTTCTTCTAATTGTTTAGTATAATTTTTTTTATCTTGATTATACCTTTTCTGATATTCAAGTCTTGCGTCCCTGTTTTTTAAATATCTTTCTTTTTGCTTAGATAGTCTTACCTCTCTTTCTTCTTTGGCTTCTGTTTTTCTTTTTAGCTTACCTTTTTCTAATAATTCTTTTTTTTGTTCCTGAGAGAGATTTTCGTATCTGTTTTTTTGTCTTTCTTTTATTTTTTCAGCATTTTTTTTATAGTATTCTGTCCAATAGGTCATGTTTAATTCTCCATGTGTTAACATTAATATCTAGAATGGTAAATCATCGTCCCCATTCTTTACCCTTGCATATTCATTGTCTTCTTTGTTCTCTTGTTTTGGCTTGTTTTCTTTAGAGAATACTTTTCTTTTCTCTTTTTTGTACGTCACAAATCTCTTGCCGTCTTTTTCGTTTAACCAAATAGATATGGATTGTGGCTCTGCGTCTTGGCTAGACAAAAAATTATTGTTTTGAAACAAGGGGAAAGCTTTGCCCTCGTTCATATACAAATCTTTTGCTTTATCAAACAATTCTTCCATTTCTTTTTGGTATTTATCGTTAATAAATAGATTTTCAAATATTGGTTTATCCGTCATTTTTTGTTCTCCTGTATTATGTTTAATATGTTTTCTGCCATTTGTTGTCTTTCGTGATGTGTATTTACATCTATAAAATCATCATTTGCTGGGTTGCTAAAAAATTCTTTCGATTCTTTTATAACTCTCAAACAATACCCCTCTATCTTATTTAATTGACTCATACTTACTCCGTGATTATCCCCGATTCTCTAATCTCATACTCTATGTCATTGTATAAAGAGTTCCCTCTGTAAGTGTTTTCCATGACCTTAGACTCCTCGTTTCTTTTATAAAAAGATTCTTCTAACTCTCTATCTATTCTGACTAAATTATCTACTACTGTTGTATATACAATTTCAGACAATTCAACAATTTTTTGTTCTTTCATTTCTGCGTAAAATTCTCTCATCATCTTTTCTTCTTCTTCCCGTGTAATTGGTTTTTTTTGTGTTAACACATCTTTTTTAAATATGTTGTCGTAATTAGTGTTAAACTTCTCTTTGTTGAATTTTCTTACTCTGTCGCCTTTACTCATTAGCTTTCCCTGTTGTTAATTCTATTCTATAATTATTCCCATTTTCTTCATCTTCAACATAAACATAGCCTATGCTTATGCCATGTTTTTTTACTAACTCGTTTATTTCTGATAACAATAAATCTGCTAAATCTGTATTTGGTAAATCATAGTCCCATGAAACCCAATACTCTCTCGGCTTATCATTCCATGCGTTAGTTTTTAATTTACTCATCTTTAAAATCTCCCTCAAGCAATGGTTGTGCGTCATCTCCGTACTCTGTTCCGTCATAAGTAATCGTAATACCTTTTGAATATTGATATTCCTTACTCACATCTTCTATCCGTGAGTCTTGATAGATGTCTGAAACTTCTTCTTCTGTTAGCTGTTTATCACTTTCAATAGTCCATGACCTAACATCAACAGATGATTCGCTTACTTCATATATATATTTTTCATTCATTTTTTCTTACCTTTATAAACGTATGTAGCAAAATGTGATTTTCCTACCCGAGTTTCAACGGATTTTATATTGAAATGTACTCTTAAATTAAAAATTATTGATGATAGTCTTGTTGCTTTGTATTTTGTTATAGCTTCCCATGATGTAATAGTTTCTTTTTCCATGAGATGTGCTAACACTTTCTCTATTTTTGTTTCGGGTTTAGACACGTTCCACCCGTTAATTATTCTGTCTTTTTTAGCCATTGGCTTCTCCTTGTTTGTTCAATACTTAAATATTGACAAACTTTTATATTCTTGTCAAGCCTTATAATGTCCCCGTATTCGTTGATGTTTTCGGTTTTGATATCTCCATATTCATGATATGTTATTTTTTCACTCATTTGTTATCCTCCTATATCTCCTTGTTAATTTATTAAGAGATAGATAGACTAGTTTTGCTCCATACATAGTCATCTTGGTAGTCTTTATGTTGGCTTTCAAGGACTAAGAATCACCAACCATCTATGCCTACCTATCCCATACTCATGTCCATTATATCCCCATGAGCAATTCATTAAGGTGAGTGCATATTCTAGATTACACCCACCCATACATAACACTTGCGTACTCCCATGTTATGTATAATTCATTAAGGATAGATAGGTGTATGCTTGGTCTGCTTCTGTTTGCATATCCTTAGTCGCAGTCGGTATACCTACACCATTGCTCCCTATCTATCCCATTACCTAGCCGTTTTCCATTGTTTACAATTCCTTTTGTCTATTTCACTAGGCAATTCATTAAGGATAGATAGGTTTGTAAAGTGTCTGCATACTGACCAATACAATTAATTTGTATGCTATTACCTATCTATCCCTATTAATGCCCAATGGTTTCATCTATACGCAAGAGCCATTGTTAATAGTATTCTACATCTCTTTCGAGGTATAACTGTCCCAACTAACGACATCAATCCCTTCTCTGTGTTAACACTTTATTTTTAAACACATACTTTAGCTTCATATATTAAGCTAATACTTTTTTCTATTTCTCCTTTAAATTGTTCTATTGGTTTTTTTAATTCATCATCTTTTTCATTCAGTAATGCCCATGAATATATTTCTAAATATTTTTTAAGATAATTTTCAAATTCTTCGTTTCTTTTACATTCCCAAATTTTAGTGTGATTCGGTGTCCAATTAATTAAATGAGTTTTTTCTACTCTTTCTTTGTTTTTTTGGCTTTCTAACCAACTATTCAACACCATTTGTTGCCCGTATATTTGAGGAAGCTTATCTTTTGGTAAATCTTTATAACATGACTTGCCACCCATACTGCATTTGACTTCAAGAATACAGCTAAAATCTGATTTTATCCCGTCAGGAGTGCTACTTAGACTAATTGTTTCTTCTTGGTCTAAATCGAGCCAATTTGGGACGGAAAACGACTTTTGTTTATCGAGTATATAGTTTGGCATTTCTTCTGCCCATACAACCCATTCTGCAATTCCATGCTTTTCGTGAAGATTCCCATAATTCATTATGTATTTTTGCCAATCTCCCTCGATTTCTCTTTCTTTTCCCTCTAAATCAAGTGCTAACTGTTCTTCCCGAGAAACATATTTTCCAAAAATATAATTTATAAAATTACTGCTTCTTAGATTTAGATTTTTCATCTTTTATAACCTTTTTGTTTTTTATGTTTTTGACTTCTGCAATAGCTTCGGCTACTTGTTCATCTGTTGTTCTTTCAAAAGCATCGACTTTATCTGCCATTTGCAGTTTTCCGTCTTTTCCTTTTACTAAATCTGCGTCAGAATAAACTACACCACTCACATTTGTAAATTCCCTAATAACTCTGTCTTTTGCTCTTTTGATAGCCATTGCCCAAATATAAGCATTGGTATTGTTTTTTGGGGAAGATTCCCCGTAGTCTGTATGAGTAATTCCGTCTAACGTAGCAGAGCATTTGATAACACAAATTCCTGCTTGGCTATTAAATTCTATCTCGGTAAGTTCGTAATCTGCAATGCCTAATTTATTGGCTACTTTTAGCCAACCTCTATGCAAAAGGATAGGGCTTCCATGACAATCCCAAAATAGATTTTCGTCTAAATCGTAGGTTTCCATAAAAACTTTCGTTTCTTTATCAAATTTCATTGTTTTCTCCTTGTTTCAAATACCACAATAATACAAAGATTTATACAATGCAAGGAATATTTGAATAATTTTTATATTGACTTTCTAATAATTATAGATAACTATGTATGTATAATTATATATAAATAAACATATATATTTATAATTAACTATAGTTATTAATAAATAAGTTATAAATAACTAAGGAACAAGGAATAATGACAGAACAAGAATTTAAGGCTTTTATCGAGTTAGTAGATAAAGCATATCCTAAACAGAAATTACTCAATAACACACAAAAAGGATTTTTTTGGTTAGCTTTGAGAACATATCAAATGGAAGACTGTATCAGGGCATTTTCAGTACATACACAATCAAGCGAATGGAAGCCACAAGTTTGTGATGTGGTTAAAAACCTGTCTGATTCTAGTTTAGAAATTAAGAAGTATCTTTTGGATTTTTTTAACAGAAAAGAAGTAAAAGATGAAACGGCTAACAAGGTTTACCAAATGCTCGGGGGATTAAAATTGAACAAAACTTGCGAAAAAGATTACGAAAAAATAGAAGAAAGATTTGTTGAGCTTTATCGAAGCCACAAAACGAAAGAGAACTTTGATAGTTTGCCAACAAAAGTAAAAAATAAATTAATAGGAGTGATTAAATGATAGATATGAACGAATTCCACAGGCTATTAGCCAATAATACAAAAGAAACTTATGAGAAAGCAATAATGGAGCTTTATATAATCTATGTAAGTGAAACAAAAGTATCTGAAAAAAAAGGTGTATATTCACAAGAAGATTATATTATGGGAAATGAAGACGGGAAAAAAGAAATTTTGGCTCTCATTGAAAAGCTTTTGACAGAATTGGTAAATACAAAAAATAACGAGGGAATGGCAATCGTGCCTAAAGAAGAAAAATGATTAAGCTCGGGGACGAAACATTAGAAAAAGCCGTTCACAAAATATCTGAGCTAGGGCAAGAACTTGCCAAATGGGAGAGTTTATATGAAAAATATAACTCAGAAATGAAATATCATAGAGATATGGAATATTTAAAGCTAATGAATGACAAAATGACGCAAAAAGAGAGAGAAGCTATCGCTAACACACAACAAAAAGTGATAGATTACATAGACTTGATAGCTGAAGCTAAAGAAAAATACATAGGTTTAAGGCATAAAATTAAGTCTGCTGAATTGTTTTGTGATTTATTTAGAACACAATCTGCAAATGTACGCAGAGAAAAGAAATTTTATCAGGAGTTAAGCTGATGAGCAAAACGTGTAATTATTTTTATTTTGATACAATAGAAGAAATAGAAAACTTGGGGGAAGACTACAACAGGAATTATTCTGTGAGAGCATTGCAAGAAGTAGGATTTAGCGAAAAAGAAGCTAATGATTTTTGTGATGATTTAGAATCTAAATGGGATATACAAGTAGATTATCTTTCAGAAGTAGAAAAAGAGGAAAGCCCGTTTGACGATTAAGTGTCAGACATTTAGGTCTGCACTTTGGGGGGAGTATAGCTAAGTGTGTTAACACATAATTTTTAAACATGGCTAAGAAACCCAACAAACAAACCCGAGAAGAATATAAAAAATGTGCGTCATTTGGTTGTGTTGTATGTGCTAAAATATATGGGGTTTTTTCAGAATGTGAAATTCATCATTTAACGGGGGCAGGAATGGGATTGAGGAACGAAAAAAAATTTGTCGGGCTTTGTTATTTACATCATAGGGGCAAAGACGGAGTACACCATAATAAAAAAACATTCGAAGAAAAATTTGGTACACAAGAAGAACTATACGAATGGTACAAAAATAATGATTAAGATAGAAAAAGATGTTCATTTAAGTGCTAGAAGCAAGTATGATGAATATATACAAGCTATGATTAACATGAAAAAGGGGGAGTCTTTTGTGGTAAATGAATATAAAATTGTTGACGCAGTAAGACATTATGCTTGGCAAAAAGGCATTAAAGTGTCTTTTCGTACTATTGCAAAAGAAAAATTTAGGATTTGGAAGCTTGAAAGCTGAATTATTAGCAAAACTATTGCCCTCATCATGTGATTTGTCTTCCACAAGGTCAAAGAGCCACGACTCTATTACGTCAGAAGATGTGCTTTTAAAACTTTCTTACGCAAGATTAAACAACAATGAATTATATTACGTTTTATCTAAGTTTTTAGATGATGATTCTTCTCGTGGAAAAATATATTTTAATTTAGTAAAAGAATTAGAAATTTTATTTGGTGTAAATGATGATTTGGTGTCAAACGATTTGGTGTCAAACTACGTACAAGCCGGTATAACAGAATCTATTATAACAAAATGTCCATTCTGCAATGGAACTGGTGTGCTTTTATTCAAAAATTCCGTAGAAAACTGCCCACATTGCAATGAAGGTAATTTTATATATACAGATTTAATAAGGTCTAGCTTTGTTGGTGTAAAAGAAAAAGATTTCAATAAAGAAAAATATAAAATAATTATGGAAAAATTAATAGATATTGAGATTAGTGCTTTAGATAAATTAGGAGATGTATGAAAAAAAATTACTACTGTTATAGAGCAACAGTTGTATTTAGTGGTGCAGTTGGTGCAGTTTCGGAAGAAGAAGCGATTGACAAAGTTGTTAAAGATAGCGAAAGATTACCTGAAACTGTGTCTTTTACACGCAAAGAAGTAAAAGTACGTAAATTACAAAAAAAACCTCAGAAAGGTCTATACCATGACCCCAAATATGAGCTTTAATGTTTAGTCAATGATGGTTTAGGTGATTGTTTTTTTACTGTTTTTATAATTTTTTTAGATTTTTTTTCTTCCATTTCTTGAAGTTTTGGTGCAAAACCGGGCATATCTTTAACTAAAACAGCTAATTCTTCCATCAATTCTGCGTCAGATTTTTGTTTGGTGTCATCTATATTTAAGTTTATAGTCTGAGGATTAAAATTACCTAGTTCTAAAACAAGTCTTGCAGAATTTAAAACTACAGAATCTTGTTCTGAATTTAACATATCCTGTAATCTGCTAATTGCGTAACTAGAAGTAGATGCTATCCTTTCTTCGTTTTTCTTTCTAATTTCGTTAGATAGTTTTTTGCGAAGATAAGAACCCATTTGGCTAGGGCTTTTATCTTTATCCCAACCTGCTTTTATACAACTAGCTTTAGCGTTTCCTTGTGTATCTCCCTCACAAAAAAATTCTATAAACTTGGCTTCTTTATCTAAGTCTGCTTTTTTTGGCATATTATTGTCCTAACGGGTTGTCTGACCTTGCTTTCATTTCATTAACTTTAGCGTTTAATACTGCTATCTCTGCTTTATTAATGGCAATGTCTGCTGTCAAAGGTTTAATATCTACTGCTTTTTGAGATTCAAGCACATTAATTCTTTCGATTAGCTTTCCTTGAAAGATTGCAAATCCCAGTAATGTAATAATGAGTGAGCCTATTCCTAGCCATTCTTTAACTCCCATATTAATATCCTCTTATTCTTTTTAAATGTTCTTCTGCTCTTATGCGATTATCTATAGATTCCTGAAGAATCTTTTGACTTGTTGCCACAGGGTCACTATATGCAATTTGATTCTCAGCATATATATCTCGCAAATCAAGGTATTCTCTTTGGTCATCATAGCTACCTCCATCAATAACTAATTGATTATTAAATATATTATTGTTGGTTTGTCCGTAAT